CCCGATACATATCATTCGCCTGTTGGCTTGCGTGTTTCTCGTGCTGCTCCTTGCGTGGGTGCTGCGTGGTTGCAAGCCCTGCGAGTGCCTACCGAGCATAGAGTACAGGGACAGCATAGTAACCCGCTACCGCCACGACACGATACAGACCTACGAAAAGGACAGTATCTATATCCGGCAAAAAGGCGACACGGTGTGGCGTGAGCGTTGGTCTATCCGCTGGCGGGACAAGATAGTTGAGCGGCACGACACTATACAAGTCGCCGACAAACAAATAGTTGTGGAGAAGCAAGAGGTTGTGCCTAACTATTATCAAAATTGCACTCGTGGCTTTTGGGTGCTGTTTGTGGCTATCTTACTGATAATAGCAGTTCTATGTGTAAAGAATTGGAAAAGCATAATATCATTGGTATTAAAGATAACAGGAAAGTTTTTATAAGCCCGTGCGGAGTTGATAGCCCGCACTCGGCACAAGACAAAAGCGGTCTTTGACGTATTGAGAATAGTCGCAACTATTCGGGAAAGCCGAATAGTTCACATTTGCACAATCCAAAGAAAAGCAGTATCTTTGCGCAGTTATTCGCTTTCGTGGCTGTTAGCGTATGCGTGATATACCTCTCTTTGGTCGGTGCAAACAGCCACAATAGGCACTGACCATTGGGAGGTTCTTTTGTTTACTGCTATGGGAGAAAAAGCAAAAACAATCGTTGTACAAAACAACAAGATAACAGTGTTGCTTAATCATAACGGAAATGATTTTATCAATATAACCGAAATGATAAAAGCAAAGGATGGTAATTTCTTCATTACTGATTGGTTACGTAATCGTAACACATTGGAGTATTTGGGAGCGTGGGAGACTTTGAATAATCCCAATTTTAATTATGGCGAATTCGCCATAATTAAAACTCATGCGGGTCTTAATAATTTCAAAATCAGTGTGAAAGAATGGTGTGAGAAGACTAATGCCATAGGGATAATTGCACGCGCAGGACGATATGGAGGAACCTATGCCCACAAAGATATAGCCTTTAATTTTGGAATGTGGATAAGCCCCATATTTCAATTATATATCGTAAAGGAGTATCAGCGTCTTAAAGAAACCGAAAGCGACCCGTTGGCATTGGAATGGGATGTGAAACGGATATTGTCAAAGGCTAATTACACACTCCATACCGATGCAATAAGAGATGTTATTATTCCCAAATTGCCAGTTTCGGAAGCCAAAAAGAATATCACCTATGCTACCGAGGCTGATTTGTTGAACATAGCATTATTCGGTTGCCGTGCAAAAGATTGGGAGGCGAGCAATCCCGCATTAGCATTACAAGGTAAAAACATCCGAGATACCGCCTCTATCAATCAGTTGGTTGTTTTGTCTAATATGGAAGTGTTAAATTCGGAAATGATAAAAAATGGGATTGATAGAATGACACGCCTGAATCTACTCCATAAAATGGCGAAAGAACAAATGACCGCATTGGATAAAAGCAACGCAGAACAACGCTTTCGTAAACTCATTGCGGATAAGAAGAAAGGAGAACTTCCTGAGGAATAATTGACATATTCCCATTTTGGAAATAACTTTTTAGCGACTATTCTCAATGAGTTTAGTCGCTTTTTGTATGCCCATTGCTCCCGACATTTATGTCGTCAGCAACGTATTGAGAAAACCGTAACGCCCTAATAAACAGGGTATAACAGATATAGAACATCGTAATAATTTAATAATATGGAAACGAACCAAAACAACCAACAGCCGCGGACTATCTTTGACGCTATCAATGCGAACATAGTCGGTATGTCGGAGGATATGAACCTCATGCACAAAAAGGTGGACGAGGTCAAAGGTAAGATTGATATGCTGTACGCAGCATTATTTCCCGCGCAGGAAACAGAGCGAGAGAAGCCTAACGCTACCGGCGATACTCCCGCTGACAGGAACAAAGTAGGTAGCGACAATGTCTAATGTTTGAGGACTATGAACAAAATTCAAGCACCCGTCATTACTCCTGTATTGGCGGCAGGTAGCACGGCAAGTCCGTACTACTATCAAGTAAACATCACGCAGCGTCTGTGCTATCCCACGTGTGCGGAGAATATGCCTGTATTCGCCCCGCAGTTCTCGTTGGTCGGCATAGCGCAGGTCGGCACAGGTCAGTACGCCGCTACTATCCGCGTGCAGGGTATCATCTCGTATGTACCGTGTAATGGTGGTTGTGGCTGTACCAAGTCGCAACCTTTGAGCGGGACATTCACCATTCCAATTGCTTCGGCTACCGCCCCGACGGCAGTAACCATAGCAGCAGGAGCGACCGTGAACGCCGTTTCCACGACCGCATGCCAGCAATGCTCACGTACTTTCGTGAGTGAGACCCCATTGAGTATCACCGTTACGGCAGGCTGATGGAGTACGTGCTGATAGCAATAGCAGTAATGATGACTGCCACCATTGCAGTACATACGGCTTTGCCGCAGGCTGTATCGTCTGTGGTAGCCAAGGTGAGCAAGTGCCACAAGTGTCTGACCTTTTGGTCGGCGTTGGTAGTGCTGCTCGCTGCAAGGTGTCATGTCGTCATTGCTGTGTTGCTGTCTCTCGGAGCGTCTTATGTGTCTAACTGGTTCGGTCTGTTGCTGATATGGCTAAACCGCAAATACAACGAGTTATGGCAAAGAGTAAACAGACCCAAAAGAAAGTAGGAGATGTCGTGCTGCCCAAGCAGACGCTCATCTTCACCAATGTGAGTAAGTATAAACCCATACCCCGCTTTCAGTCGGGGTGCAAAAACTGCTGATTATGAATTTCAAGACAATGGTAGAGTCTGCCGTTAAGAACGGCGCGGACGAGAAAAAGATGTGGCAGTCCGTCTATCTCGCGGAAGATGTGATGGAGTACTTGCAAGAGACAGACCCCGGCAAGTACGACTGCTTCTTGCGCAAGTTCAACGAGATTTTCAACGGCAAGCACTATAATGAGGAGTTTGCTATGGAAGATGCGGGCAAGTTACGTTACACCGACAAAGAGGGCAATGAGCATACAGGTGCCCATTGGACTTTGGACGAGGTGGAGACGGCAACCGCAGGAATGACCTTCCCCAACGGCACAACCAAGTGGGATAGATTTGTGGCTTTCAATGCTGCATACGCGGATTTCTGCAAGAGTTTCTCCGATGAAAATGTCCTGCGCATTGCGTATGACTTCTATTTCGCCGACGAGGATTGGAAAGGCAATGGGAAGATTTGGGAGTATATGTCTATGAATGTGTAGGCTATGCAGGAGGAGATTGCGCTACATATCATGTGCGAAGACAGACTGACCGACTATGATTTTTGGCGGGAAGTTAGCCAGTATATGATGTGATAAAAGCAGGCATTGTATCAGTAGTCCTAAACGCGGAATTTAGGACTGCTGATATGTGTATTCAAAAATCACCGACACAAAATGTCGGATAACTTTTAGTGCGATTGTTACAACAAAAAGTTTAATAGCAGTACCTTTGCGGTGAATAACAAACAATGAGGTTTATAGTTACCATATTGACCACTGCTATTGAGCGTTTTGACGCGATGATAAGCACGTTTGCGGGTTTCCTGCTGACGGTGGCGATAGGTGTGTTCAACTTCTTTGTCGGGTACAAAGTGGCGTTGTTGGTGGTATTTGCCGCCGTTTTCTTGGATATGGTATGGGGAATAGCGGCAGCACGCAAGCAGGGGCGGTTCACCTGTTCGGAGTTGGCACGCGACACGTTCAGCAAGATAGGCGCATACGGCACGGCACTCGTGATGACGATACTGATTGAGAACCTGATAATGGGCAGCCACGCTATGGGTAGTGAGGAGGGTACGTATGTACGCTGGGCGGTGGATATAGTGGCAAGTATCATAGCCGCAGTAGAGGCGTGGAGTATATGCGGCAACATCTTGATAGTCCGTCCGAACCTGCCATTCTTCAAACTGATACGCAACCCGCTGGTTGGTGAGATAGCCCGCAAGTTGCACATCTCCGAAGACGAGGTGAAAGAAGTGTTTGAGAGCGGCAAGCCGACATTCAAGAAATGGGAAGACCAAGATACAACCAATGTATAACCAACCAATAACAAAAGCGATTATGTTAGCAACTATCATCATTTTAGCGATTGTTGCGGTGATAGCCGTGATAATCTTTGCCGTTAAGGCAGCCAACCTCAGTCACCAAATCGAGGACATCTATGCCAAGCAGGCTATTCTCCACGACAAGTACTGCAACCACGAAGACCGTATCGACGGCAACTATAAGAGCCTTGCGGAACTGAACAGGCGGCAGGACGAGTGGCAGCGGCAGCACAAGAATAGCGACGCTGCTATATACGAGGGATTGGCAAGCCTACGCGAGCGCGTGGAGCGATTAGAGCAACAGCCCGCCCCTATTGCGAAGACAAGCGATGCCGCAATGGAGCGGCGTGCCCAATTTGCGGCACTCCGTGAGACGTTGAGCGTGCGCGAAGCGGCAAGAGAGATGGGCGTCTCTCTTACTACGGCAAAGAGATACGAGCAATGGCGCAAGGCGAATGAGCGCGAGTGAGCGGATATTGTCGGCGGTTGCTATTGCTCTGCTGTTGCTGGCAGTCGGATTGGTTTGCGGCTATTGCACCGCGACACGTCCGACCGCTGACAGGGTAGTAGTGAAGACCGACACCATAGTGGAGTTGCGCTATGATACACTGACTATACGCGAGCGCGTGCAGCAATGGCGATACCATTACGATACAATACGTGTACGCGACACGGTGTATATAGCCGATATTCCGCAAAACTACGTGGATAGCACTACGGACTACCGATTAGAGGTGAACGCGGTGAAGATGTATGATTACAGGCTCGATATATACCGAGCCGATACATTTACCCGCTATGTGCCACAAGTGCCAACAGAGCGCACGGAGACAAGCCGCAGGGGCTTTGGGCAGAGTATCGTGGTGGGCTTGCAAGTCGGCTACGGTTTGGGCGTGCAACCTGCCACTATGCAGGCACGGTTCGAGCCGTATGTAGGGATTGGGATAACTTATGGGTGGGGGTATCATTGGTAGCCACGCCCAAGCCCGCGGGGAGGTGATAGCCCCCGCGTGGCACTGATTATAAATAGTAGGATTATGATACAGGTATGTTTGATTTGCGCCTTTGCCGCGCTGTTGATTTTCGCAGTGTATAACTACGTGTCGCTTCGTCTGTTCGGTGTGCCAAAGTCACTGTCCGAGACGTACTACCTTTGGCAGAATGAGCAAAAGGGTATGGGGGCTATGTTTACCGCTATGATGTTTTCCGTAGCAATAATCCTTATGCCTGCGTGGATAGAGATTAGCAATGCAGTAGGCGGGTGGGAAAGCAACCTCACTTTTCTTGCGTTTCTTGCCGCGGGTAGTATAGCCTTTGTCGGTGCAGCACCCGCTTTCCGTTCATGCACTATGGAGAGTAAGGTGCATAGTATCGCCGCCAAGTGTGCCGCGGTCTTTGCCCTGCTATGGTGTGGCGTGGTATGCTGGCGGATAGCGTATATCATACCTGTTGCCGTATTGGCTGTATGGTGGGTTGCCGCCGTTACCAAGACCGCAAAGAAATGCAGCGTCTATTGGTGGGAGATGTGCGCCTTTGCGGCTACGTTTGCCACTATCATAACGGAGTGCCTTATACTGATGTAGGACTATGAGAGAGATAACGGAGATAATCGTGCATTGCTCTGCCACCAAAGAGGGCGGGGAGTACCACGCAAGCGACATAGACCGCTGGCACAAGCAGCGCGGGTTTAACAGGATAGGCTACCATTATGTGATAGACCTTGACGGAACTATCGAGGGCGGTCGTGCGGAGAGTGAGGTCGGTGCGCATTGCGTGGGGCATAACAAGAACAGCATAGGCGTGTGCTACATCGGCGGTCTGTCAGCAGACGGCAAACCAAAAGACACCCGCACAGACGCACAGAAACGTGCATTAGAGCAGTTGTTGCGCCACCTTGTAAAGAAATATCCACAAGCGACTATCCGCGGGCACAGGGACTTTGCCAACAAGGCGTGTCCGAGTTTTGACGCGACAAAGGAGTATGCACATCTGACACGGAAATAGTATGGCTTGGGGCAGAGACGGATATACGTGTTGGGATTGTGTGTTTTACGCTGAAGGCTATTGCGAGCAGAAAGCAGAACACGTGAAAGCGGACAGGTTGGCGTGCAAAGGGTTTGAGTTAGGATAGGAAAATTTGCGAAAGATTTTCGCATTTTTGTTTTATCCAAAAATCCGGGTGTCGCGTAATTATTTGATAATGTACAAGTTTTTGTTTTATGAGAAAATCAAATACTATATCATCCCATGTCTGTGATGACTGCCGTTTTGCGGAGTGGCACACGCAGCAGTGGAACTTGGACTTGTATGGTAGCCCTATCACACTTGGCTGCAAGCGTGGTGTGCGGGAGTTCGGTATTATCCGCGGCACGGCGGCTTGTGAGCAATGGGAAAGCCAATAGAGCATATCTGTGAGACCTGCCTGCAATGGCTACCTATGGGCGGCTGTGCAATATGTGGCGAGACACCTTGTGAGGAGTGGCAGCAGAGCCTGTCCTATCCGGCGAATGAACCAACGTTGTTTGATTGAGCATGGGTAATAACAGTATCACCATAGAGGAGTTGCGTGCGATGTGGGATAAGACCAATCGCGGCAAGGCTGCAGGTTCGGAGCACGACTTGCAGGTTGAGTGTGTCCGTTGGTTTCGTTATGCCTACCCAAAAGCCTTGTGCTATGCCATTCCCAATGGCGGGGACAGAAACAAAAAAAACCCACCCCCCTAACCAAGACAACCGCACGCCTTATGCACGCAGAGGGTGTCATGAGCGGAGTGCCTGATATTCATATCCCAATTCCGCGTGGAGAGTATGCCAGCCTGTATATCGAAATGAAGAATGGTAAGAAAGGCAGGCTTTCGGAACATCAAAAGGAAATGATACCCCGCCTGCAATCCTACGGCAACAAGGTTGTCGTTTGCAGAACGTTTGACGAGTTCAAAAAAGAGGTGGAGGAATATATGTCCTGATGATATTATCACTCCGCTGCCTTTTCTATGCTAACTATTCCGTCTTTCCCCAAGAATTGCACTTTGTAATCAGCAACAAAGTCGTTCAGGTCTCCCTCTCGCACAGAAAAAGAACACATTACCACACCACTGCAAAAAGCAATACTCTTTTCTTTCGGGTATAACGCAATACAAGCCAAGTCGTTGATATTTTTTTGCTGATTTTTTTCTATAAACCCAATGCCGTTTTCATAAACGACCTTTTCTGCTGTAAAACGCAAATAAAATTGGTGGTCAATACACACGCCTACTTGCCATAAATCTTTGTCAGCCATACACTTACATTCTTTATTTTTACCGGCTGCAAAGTTACTGCTTTTGTTTTACATTTCAAAACATTGTTTTTATATTTTGTATCTAACTTTGTTTTCAAATACGCTCATATTTTGCTGATTTTCTGTTTGTTATATAGGTTGAAAAAAGGTAATTTTGCTCGCAAAATTAAAGTTTATGGGACGGAAACCAAAACCGAAAATAATAAAATCAAGCACACCCCTGCATAAGGTGGACGATGCTCTGAACGTGGAAGATATTGTGCGCAGCGATGACAAACTTATCAAGGTGCATTTCATTTCAGAGCAAATGGTGCTGCATAAATCCAACGAAGAAATGCAGCAAGCCTATCAGAATAAGTTCGGGGAAAATATCACCATATCACAAGTTCGTAAATTGCGCCAACTTGCGCGTGCTGTCTATCTCGCAGAGATAAGCAAAAATCACGATGAGTTGGTAGCAGAGGAACTGATGCACGCGGAATGGGAACTGCGTGAATTGTCTGACTATTGGGAGCGCAGCAAACAGGGGAAACGCAAAGTAACAAAGCACAAAGCAAATAGTGTCGGAACGGAACTGACTACATACGACCTTGATGAGACGACTGAGAATATAGAAGACACTTACGGAGATTTAGACGCAATGAAACGTATTAACGATGTACGTGAGCGCATTATCAAAGTTCTCGGTCTCGAAGCACCCAAAAAGCCTGTTGAGGATAATAGCAAAGTCAATGCTATCACTATCAATATCGTTGATAAACCCAAAACTATTGATGTTCAAGATGTAACCCCAACGGAAGAATGATGACGGACGGCAAAAAACAGAATACGGCACAAATAAATGTTCTCGGCAACATCTATAACAACATTCTCAAAGGTCTCTCTTTGGGCAAAACCCTCATTATGGCACAAGGGAGTGCACGTTGTTTCGCTAAGGGAACACGTGTCCGTATGGCAAATGGCAAATTGAAAAACATAGAGGATATTGAGGTCGGAGATAGAATTATGAGTGCCGACGGTAATGGCTATAATACCGTTACTGAAACGCACAGGGGTATTGGTATGTTGTATAAGATACACCCCAATAAAAGCGAGTGCGACTATTTTGTTAATGGGGAACACATACTATCAATCAAACAGATAAGACCTTTTTATCGGAAATGTAATGGAAAATGTGTGTCAATTCCATTTTGCAAAGACAAAATAATTGACATTTCAGTTAAAGATTATATCAAAAAATCTTCAACATGGAAGAAAAAACACAGCATGTTCAAAGGTAATGGGCATGATTTCACTACTCGTTTCAACATAGCAGAGCACGGAATAGGTGAGTATTATGGCTTTTCGCTTGACAACTCTCCTTATTTTCTTGATTATCAAGATTTTGTATTTCACAACAGCGGGAAGTCACGTAACATTATGATTTTCTTATGTTTACGCTGCATGAACGAAGTAAAAAAAGTGAGTGTCGTGCGCCAATCTCTGCCTACTATTAAGCGTTCCATATTGGAGGATTTCAAGATTGTCATGCAGCAAATGGGGCAATGGGAAGACAGGCGTTTCAACAAGACGGATTTTGTGTACTATTTCCCAAATGGCAGTATAATGGAGTTTTTCTCTGCCGAAGACGAGCAAAAATTGCGCGGCCCATCGCGTGATATTCTCTACGCAAACGAGGCAAACGAAATATCATACTACGCTTTCTCGAACCTGCGTATGCGTACCTATGAGTTCTGCATTGTGGACTATAACCCGACATTCACAGAGGAACATTGGCTGTTTCCGCTGATGACTGACGAGAGAACATATTATTTCAAATCCACTTTCATGGATAATATGTTTCTTCCGCAGGCGGCGCGGGAAGAGATTTTGTCCTACAAAGAGACAAACCCCGCCCTTTGGAAAATATACGGCGAGGGCGAGTTCGCAATCATTGACGGACTTGTATTTCCAAAAGAGAATTGGGACATAATCCCCGATGAGGATTTCCCGACATGGCTTGGAGAGGAATTTTTAGGTTTGGACTGGGGATTTGTAAAAGACCCGACAGTATGCGTGGGAGTGATAGTGAACGATACTGATATTTATGTCCGTGAGTATTTCAGAGAGGTTGGTTTGAAGACGAAAGACATCGCAAAAATGCTTGAACCATATAAGGATTTATACAAATACTGCGACATTGACAATCGTCTCGTTTCGGAGTTGGAAGACGCGGGTATTCCATTACTCACAATGACGCACAAGAATAGCGAGAGCATTATGAGCGGTATCCGTCTGATGAACCAACGCCACATACATATAACAGCGAGTAGCACCGATACTATTAAAGAATTTAGGAACTATGTGTACAAGAAAGACAGGCAAGATGTGTACCAAACCAATTTGCGCCCGATAGACAAGTTTAACCATTGTTTCACGGGCGACACTTTGGTTCAGACTGAAAATGGCGAGGCGAGGATAGATACTGTGCATATCGGCGATATGGTGCACACAAGCGAGGGGATGCGCAGGGTGGAAAAAGTATTTCGTAATGGTGTGCAAGAGGTATGGGATATTGTTATTACCTGCATAAATGGAGAAAAGGTACAATTATCAGTAACACCAACACACAAAGTAAAAACAAACAAGACATGGAAACCTGTACAGGAAATCAAGAAAGGAGATGTGATATACCTGTTCAATTCTTCAATGGGAAAGAATATCACTTGTATCATGGAGAAAGATACTTTTCGCGCGGCTGCAAAAGAATGCACGTGGCGGTATGGGAGTTCTATAATGGGAAAGTTCCTAATGGCTACCATATTCATCACAAAGATGAAAACACTTGGAATAACTCTATTGAAAACCTTGAATTACTCAATACTCATGTGCATTTATCACTGCATGCCCAAGAGTATAAGGAGCAAGATGGAGCAATGGAGGAATTGCGCGGACGGATGGACTACGCAAGAAAATATGCCAACGAATGGCACAGAAGCGAACAAGGGCGAGCATGGCACAGAGAGCATGCAAGAAAGAATATCAAGACAATGCAAAAGAAAGAATATATTTGCAAGAACTGTGGGAAAACCTATATGGCTCTCCCTTTTGGCAGTAATAAATTTTGCAGCAATAAATGCAGGTCGGCATGGCGAAGAAAAGCACATCTTGATGAAGAAACGAGAGTCTGCCAAGAATGCGGGAGAGAATTTGTTGCCAACAGGTTCAGCAATGCGAAATGTTGCAGTCGCTCATGCGGTAAAAGATTTTCGTATCGTCAGAAAACACTATGAGAAGACTTATAATCTAATGATAAATACAACGCACGAGTATTTCGCCAACGGGTTGTTGGTGTCTAATTGTATCGATGCCATTAGATATGTTGTTTATGCCGAGTGCAGCGGTCGTTCCAACGATGACACTCGCGGCTTTTCAAAAGAGGAACTCGGAATTTTTATGTAACAAATCAAAACCAAACAGATATGACCACAGAAGAAATTGCACAGGCGATTATTGGCAAGAGCCACACTCCGCAAAATGCGACACTGCGAATGGCGGCAATCTACAATCTCTACAAAGAGGGGTACAAAACGCAGCACATATCCTATGCGTTGCATTACCACAGGAGTGTTATTCCATATTCCAATCAGAAAGTGCTTGATTTGCTTGATATAAATGACGAGGTGATAAAGTCCTCATTCGAGCAATTGAAAGAGCATACGATAAGACTCGTCCCTTATTTCGAGAGACAGGACGGAATACAGGTCGTAAAAGCATACGTAGAAATCGATAATGTCAAATTTATATATTAGTTGAAATATGAACGCACCGGAAACCATAACAAGAAACGCCAATGATATAAAATCAGCGGTTGTGAGCCTTATCTTAGACAAAAAGGTAGATAATGCTTTGAATTTCTTTGAAGACCACACAGAGGACGTAGTTACGGCTTACAATGAGTACATGCCGTCCAAACACTCCATTATGCAGCGTCCCGACAAAGTTCGGAAATCCAAATCAGAGTATAAAACCAATAAGTTGCCACGAAATTGGCAGAGTTACATCAATGAGATAGAACTATACTTTCTGCTGAATACAGGTATTACGTGGGAGTTGCTGAACGATAGTGCCGAGCAGGAAAATTTGCAAGATGTATTCGGAAAATTCCAAGACCTGTTGAAAGACTTGCATTTTGACACTTATGCCCGCGAAGCAAAGCGGCTGGCTGGCGCGGAAACAGAGTGCGCAAAACTCTATGCTTTGTACAAAGACGAGGGGAGACCCAAATTACGAATTATCGTATTGTCGTACTCCAAAGGCTACAAATTGCGTCCGCTATTCAATCGCTATGGCGACTTAAAAGCCTTTGCTGTTGGTTTTACGACTCGATTAGTGGACGACAACATGCAAGAGTGCTGGGACATCTACACCTCTGAAACAATATACCATTGCAAGAAACTTATCGGTAGCGAGCATAATGGAGAGTGGGCGGTTGATACAGAGGATAATCCTTTCAAAAAAATCCCAATTATCTACATTCGGCAACCAAAGGCGTGGGACGGTGTGCAGGAACGGATTGAGCGCGACGAGTGGCTTGATAGCAAGACTGCCGATTGCAACGAGTATTTTGCAGACCCAATTCTGAAAATATCCCGCAATGTCAAGAATGGGCTCATGGACCCAAAGTCCACTGGAAAGGTCGTGCAGGTGAACAACAAAGATGATGTGTTTGACTACGTTGCGCCACCCGATGCCACAAACCTGAAAAGCAACGAAAAGAGCAATATCCGAGAGTCTATTCTATTGGGGACTATGACACCCGACTTTATGAATGACAATATAAAAGGGTTGGGTGCTATATCGGGTGATGCGCAGGTCGAAAACCGCATATTGGGATACATCAAGCGTTTGAGCCGTATGGAGATATATGATGAGTTGTTTCAGCGCGAAGCAAACCTTATCAAGGCTATTATGGCTACCTACTCCTATCCCGAATTGAGGAAACAGATTAACGCTATGAAACTCAACCATGTCTATCAAGACCCACAAACCGGTACACAGGATAATTCCGAAGAAATACAGCGTTGGGCAGAGATTGGTATGTCTGACGAGGCGTTAGTAGAAGCAAACAGAAATATACATAACAAAAAGTTGGAATTAAGCAGGCTTGAAAAGAAACGCGCACGCGAGGCTAACCTTGAAATCCAAAAAGCAAGTGCCACGACTACCAATTCTAACAAAATACCTGAGGAGGAATAGCGTATGAATTACTTGCCGTTTTTGATAAAAGTCGGGCAGACAGGTGCCTATACAGACAATATGGTTTACGAGGAGCCATTTGACACAAAAGAGGCTTTCGGATTATGGGTGAAACACGTTCCTTTCTCAACATACCCACAGGTCAAAAGCCCTGTTATGCAAAGTTGGGCAGATGAGGATGGGGATGATGTGTATTTACCAACCTCTGGTATAAAATGTGAAGCGTTTGATTTTCCTGTTGATTTTGTGTACTATTGGAATGATGGTATGGCGAATGTGCGCATCGCGCAATTTATCGAGCGTATTAAGGGCAAATGGCTAAAAGTATATGACACATACACGAAGTTATGCTACAAGGGAGTGTATGTTACAGAATTTGACTCTGACCCTCAATTTCGCAGAAGAGGAATGCACGATGAGGTTATTCTCCGTGTTACATTCAAGGTTAATTTTCCAACGTTCAACGAAACATTTTAGAGTATGAAAGTATATCGTGATATAGTCGTTAATGGTACGACAACTCAAACCGAGATTTTTGACATAGCAGAATGCACCTATTCTGGCAAGGATATGGGCGAGCGTTCTATCACTGCCAATATCAAGTGGGCAACGCCTATTGACTTTAAGATAGGGGACTATGTGGTGCTGCAAATGCAAACGCTTATACGTAGTACAACAGGAGTGGACGGAAACGTAAACTCTGAAAAGTTCTACTTATACACAATGCCTACGATAAAAAAGAACGCAAGCCCGATGTCCTCGGGACAGGCTTTCGAGCACACCGTCACATTTTATCCTGCACAATATGAATTAGGACTTGTGCAGATGCGCGATTGCGGTCAAGAGCAGGCGAATGTAGATACTATTATCTACACAGGTTTTGACTCTTTGAGTTTTGTTGGCGGTGCAGATGAGTTAATGCGCCGCATAATGGCGGTTCTGAAAGAAGCATACCACGACACGGACGGCAATCCGCTTTGGTCGTATAAGATAGCCGATGCTGTCAATGAGAATAAAAACACGGCATTAGAGCGTGTGTCATTATCTTTTTCGGGCAACTCTGTAATGGACGCTTTGTTGAAACTGAACGATGAGGAGGGGCTAAACACCACATTCTTTATCAATGGACGTACTATCTACGTGGGGTATAAACGCCCGTATTTCTGCCGCGTGACGGACGGTGGGTCTATTGATACTGCACCAAGTTCGCAGATGTTCCAATTTCAATACGGGAAGACCTCACATCAGCCTATTGCGCTTGGTCATGGCGGATTGTACCAAATTACCAAAGCACTCGGTAAGGAAAGCCCTATAACAAAACTTTTTGCGTATGGAGCAGCGCGCAACCTCAATAGATACTATTGCTCCGACCGTATTCAGTCGGGCAGGTATGTGAACCGTTTGATGTTGCCGTCTTTTGACGCGGACGGAAAGACGGACTATATTCTATCCGAGGACAGTATTAAGAAATATGGCATACGAGAGGGTAGTAAGCAGTTCGAGGAGATATATCCGTCTTTACGGTACATAACTTATGGCGACCTGCGACAGATAAAGTACTGCATTAAAATCAAGAGTAGTGGCATTGCGAATGATAAACTCGAACAGGGCAATTCCGCATATCCTGTGGCACGTGTTCAGTGCTACAAAGTTGTGCCGAGCGGGAAGACCGCAGGTATAAACAAGTTAGTCGAAGCCGCGCCACCCGACGACTTGTGTGTGATTGTGCACGCTATGGGCAAGACCGTGAAAGCGGTTTTGTATGGTGGGAATACTGATAGCGAGGCTATTACAAAGCAACGGCAGCACGATACGAAAGTCCCAACACGTACAGCCAATGGCGCGGACTATATCCCCGGTTCGTGTTTCTTGGTGCACGACAGGGGATTTGATAGCAACAAGACATACCAATGCACCAATCGCAGCGAGTGGTTTTCCAACCCAAATAGTATTTCGTCTCTGTCCGATGCTAAAAGAGCAGAGATAAATATGAACCAAATTCAGTATGAAGATACGTTTTGGCTGAGCGACTTGTATGTTTTTGAGGGGTATAGCCAGACCCATTTCAGTCGCGATGGGTATTCCGCTTGGGCTTGGCCGCGCACAACTATTGATTACCAAGGCGGAAGCGCAGACTCTACGATAGTCAATGAGGTCGCCGCCGTTGAGCCTATCGTGATTGAAGATACAAGTTCCAATGTAGATGATTTGGAAACGCAGCAGAAGACTTTTGACATCTATCTGAAAGATGTAGGCTTTAAGATAGATGAGCAAAATGATTTTGGCGATATGGTATTTGTGGTTGGTACGGAACTCAAAATCAGTATGCTTGACGGTCTAATGGCAGGGCGCGAATTTACAGCAGCGGCGAAAGTTGTGGATAATCAATACACCTGCATCTGCGCCTATAATGAGGATGGGAGCCTGAATAATGACTTTTTCATGGACTCTGATTATAACAAGGGTGATACTATACCAAGGGCAGCCCTCGCAGCAGGTGCTATTTGGCGTATATGCTGCAATCGTATTAACCTCGACGAGGCCGATTACAGCAACCTCAATCTTATCCTGCCGACCAAAGACTTGTGTGTCAAGAAAGGCGACCACCTCGTATTCCTTGACATCTATATGCCCGACATCTATATCCATGCGGCAGAAAACAGATTGTTGCGCGAAGCAAGAAAATACCTCAATGCCAATGATAATGGCAGCGTTTCTTATTCTGCTCAATTCGACAAGGTACGCCTGCAACAAATACCAAACTATGCCCTGCAAATGCGCGAGGGATTGAATATCCGTATGGTTGATGACGATTTGGGCATCTCTACCGATAATGACGGCAGGTATTTGTCGGATTATGAGGACAAACCTCTATATTCTTCCATTGATGTGCCATACACGAGGAGTGAGTGGGAGTACGTAACCAATTACTTGGATGCAGCCGTGTCCAGCGGCATTACGCAGGAGTTTATGGATAAGTTCGGGCATAATGTTCCCGAAAACGGAGATGAGATGACGGTGCGCATTGTGTTGCAGAAAGATGAGACATGGATTGACGGGGCACCTGTGCAAATCATACAAGGCGACACAACATACACAATGGGCGTTCCTGCACGTGCACTCTCTTACGGCTGGTGCGAAGAATATGAAGGCTATCTGTATATGCTTATTTTCAGCAAGCCTGAGGACTTAAACCTTTCAGGTGGCGACATAACTATCAAGCGACACCAAATCAAAGCCGACAGCACCCTTGAAAGGAGCGTATGGCTATCTTCTAATGACGCGGTAGATTTCACAAAAGGACGGTTCTGTACATTCAAATGCCGCGTGAAAGACAATGGGTATTTAGCAGGGACAAACGCTTTTGCATTACTCTCTGCAAAGAATGACGGCATTGACGGAGCGAAATATCTGCCAACATATACCATGCAGGCAGAGCACAAGGAGAAAAGCAATCTGTTGTATCTGACATTCAAATTCGAGTTGCCGGGCAACTTTAATGACGATGTGGTGTACTATCCATCATTGCTGTTCAACACCGACAGCCGAGAGAGCGGCGTGGGGATATGGGTCGAGTCCGTGTACGAGAAAGATTATGCAGACGGAACGGCGAAACTAAACTATGCCGACTTTACCATAGATAGCCTTACGATAAAAATAACGAATAGTAATTCTAATACCGCTCCTATCCGAGAGATAACAGCGACTTTCTCGGAAAACCCTGCGGCAACTGCTTGGGCTACGTTAATGTCTAATATAGAAAATACACGTATCACAGGAGAGCAAAGCGAGAAAGCCATAGAGGCATTGGTTAATACCGCCCGCAAGAACTATCAGACATTGCTTAACCTCAGGAACTCTATTTTTGACCCCGACGGCACGTGCGACCAAACGTTTTTGCAGGTTATGATGATGCAGGTTGGCGCGGATAGTATGAACTACCAACTTGACAAGACGCGAACAGGGTTGAGTTCAGGCGGGCAGCAGGTATTCCATAATTGTAAGATAGAGAAAGTCGGCAGTAATTGGCATTTCAAAGTTACCAATGCAGACACCCTTCGTCATTATGTCTATACGCAAGGCGCACAAGGCGGGACGTGGGCTGTAACAGGCGGACTTGACCAAGGACTTGACGGAGCGTCAAATTACTTTATCTGCCTAAAATGCTCTCGTGAGGGCAATGCGGGCGAATGGGTATGCTCCACAAAGCAGTACGCTGTTAATGATACAGAAGACACAAATTCATGGTTCTTTAATTGGGGCATATTGACCGTTGATGGCGGCGGTAACTACACATTGGTGGAGACTCGCGGCAATGCCTATATGTATGGCGACAACCTTGTTTGCGGCAAGATTTCGACACTTGCAGGGAACTCGTATTTTGACCTTAATAATGGGGATTTTGTACTATCAAACGGAGCAGGGAAAGCACTGTCGTATGAAAATGGCATTCTTACCATTGGGGGTGTGAATGACGAAAGCACGGATAGCATCCTTGCCAGACTTGGTATTACAGAGGGTGTCGCCTCCAACGCCCAATCCGCTGCCGACTCGGCAAAAGAAGACGCTGCCGCCGCCCAAGCAGAGGCAGAGAAAGTGCGTAATGAGTATCAAACAGCGGTTAGTAATCAGGAGAGTGCCATGAAAGCCGCTATCGCGGGTGTGCAGGACAGCATAGGCAGTCTCCAAAATCAGATAGACGGAGAGGTAACGGCGTGGTTCTTGAAAGGAGTGCCTACACTTGACAACCAACCCGCTGCCGATTGGAAAGTGTACAAGGCAGACAGTACTTTGGATAGTGATGCCACCAACGCGGAGTATCAAAGACACGAGGGAGACACCTATACGGACATATCAAAAGCACAGGTTGATTTGTCAGAGCAAGTCGATGGTATTCCTGTATGGTTAGAGCAAGGTTCTGTTAGTATTGATGATTCTTTGATTGGAAAATCGTATGATGAAATTAAAGAAGCAAATGCTACTCAATATCGTACAAAAAATATATATGCGATAGACAGAGATACTACAATGAAAACATTGCCGCTTGGTCTTAGTGCATTATATGCTTGGTTCGATTCAAATAGGAAATATATCTCGCGCAGAAGTTTTTCTTCCTCGGAGTTTAAGTTATCGAATGCACCAGAGAATGCTTCCTTTTTTGCTGCTATATACACTATTGCGTATATGAACAACTACGATAATGTAATGCTCAAAAATACGCAAAAGAAAAACGATGGCTTTGTGCAGGTAAAAGCGGATACGAGAGAGGGGTTCTACTATTGCATAGAAGAAAGTGATGGTGTAGAAACAACGCAATTGTTATATTCTAAAGTTTCAAGTACGGGTAGTCGGACGGATAACATAGTACTCACAAAGGATTGTGATAGAATTATTGTCGGGTCAAGCGGTAAGAGTATAGATACTAAAGTGATTTATCTGCTCGGCGGTGTGCTTAAAAGCGGAACGACAGTACAGATTACCATTGATATAACGAACATCACGCAAGGTTCGCTTGCCTTTAGTGTTTCCGTCATCAGGTTTGCGACCATTCCTATGTATGCGTTTGCAGACATCAAAACAAGTGGAACTATCATCAACCCCGACGCGGGCAAGTCGTGGAGGTTCTGTAAGGGAACGAGTGACAGCCCGACAACCACGTGGCACTGGCACCTCATTGCAGATAGCGATGCCGTCAAGGCTCTTGTGGAAGCAGGAAAGGCGCAATCAACGGCAGACGGCAAATCCACAACCTTTGTCAAACAACCAACCAACTACCAAGTGGGCGACCTATGGATATTGCAGGCAGACAACGACCATACGGCAGGCAAGAAAGGCGACATACTCACCGCCAATCAGTCAAGCGCAACCTACAATGCAAGCCATTGGGAAAAGAATGTAAAGTACACCGATGACACAGCAGCCAATGCTGCCAAGACTGCTGCCGATAATGCAAAGAAA